GCAGGGATAGATGCTTATGAAGAAGCTACAGGCAAAAAAGTAACAGGCGGTCAAAGAGCGACACAATATGCAAGAGAATTTGCTGGTAATCCTAAAGTCGTTAGTGGACTTGGTGAAGATCCTGGCTACTTTAATGTTTTATTTGGTGACTATGATAAGAAGAAACTACAGGACTTTGGTAGAAGACGTAAATCAGGATTATCTGGCAAAGGCAATGCTTCTATAATCAATATGCTGAAACCTTCTACCGATAATGCGTGGAAGAATAGAAGGGGAGCAAGGAGGAATTGATATGAAACAATCTGAAATGATCTCTTACGCTGAGCAAAGGCGTAAAAATAGGAAAAGCTCAACTGCTAAAAAGCCTGAAACACAAACTAGCCTGATTAACGATAATTCTAATTCTATCTCTGCTGCACCAGTAAAGAAAGAGAGAGAGGTTATGACTTTGTTTAAGGGAAAACCTAGCCTATCTACTGACTTTGATTATGACAGAACATTATTTAACCAAGAAAACACACCTAGAGAAGAAGAGACAGCAAAGCAATGGTCGATTAAGAGAAAACAACAAGCGCAGTTACAGAAGCCTCCTCCTAAGATGGTTAAAAAATATGATGCTGCAAGTCAAACTTATGTTAATAAACCATCGACGGCAAAGAGATTTCCAATAGATCCTACAACAAATAAGTCTTTAGAAGGTGTAAGAACTGAAGGAGATCATATTGCATCACTTTTTACAGTTCAACAGATGGTAACACCTCCATCGTATTTATCTACAGATTTTGTAAAGAACAAATGGAAAGTCAGAGAAGGTGGTACTGAAAAGTTATCACCAAAGCAAATGCAGAGTTTGTATCTTACTGACCACATTCAAATGACATCTAAAAAGGTCAATCGTGCAAAAGGTGCAAAAAGAATTGCTGACTATAGAAAAGAAGGAGGTTGGGGTGCAGAAGGTCTTGTTAGTAGAGATATTGCAGTTAAGCAAGCTCGTGGATACCATGACTCTCTCCTGTCTGTAGCAAAGGAATTTGGGAAGAGAGGTGGTTTCAGCAGAGAAGATGCACAAGCATACAGGGAAATTGTAGGAGAAGACCCTAATCCGCTTTTGGATGGCAGCGATCCTGCGTTTAGTCCTCCGTCTACTAAATCAAATATAACAGGCTTCGATGCGTATAATGATAAAATCAGACAAAGCGCAGCGGATGCACAAAAAGAAAGAAAAAAAGCACAGAAGGAATGGGAAGGTGAAATTCCGTCTCAGCCTAATCTTCCTGTTTCCTATCCTGCACCATCAAAGCCTAAGAAACAGATTGCACAGAAGGTTGATAAGCCTGTCCAAGCAAAAAAGGAATATGAGTTATCGCCAAAAAAACAATGGCGAAGATTAAAAGGGACGGAAAAATGGGAAAAAGTACCAGGGAAGGCTAAGACATCGGCTGCTAAACCGAACAAATGGAAAAAAGCTGCAAATACTTCTAATACTAAAAAGAAGAAAGTTGATGTATTAAAGAAGATGTTCCCAGGTATTGATGGAGTTAAAGGCGTAAAAAATAAAAATGGTGTATTAGTTACTGAACGAGTAGCTAATATAAAGCGTAAAACTAGATACACCGAAAATGGGGCGTATTGAGTAGTGCAGAACGAGCAATACAAATTGCAGAAGCAATAGTTGAGGCAGAGGAGACTAATAAGTTAGTAGTCTATAAGCCCTATGAGTATCAAAAGAGTTTCCACAATGCAAAAGATAGCTCTGGTAAACTCGCAAGGCAACGCTTGCTTATGGCTGCTAATAAGACAGGGAAGACCTACTGCGGAGCCGTTGAATTAGCAATCCATCTAACAGGTCTGTATCCAGACTGGTGGACAGGTGCTAGATTCACTAGGCCAGTTACAGCATGGGCTGCTGGTAATACAACTGGTAATACGAGAGATATAGTACAAGCAGAGTTGATTGGAGAACCTGGTGATCCTGAAGAATATGGGAAAGGTGCAATACCAAGAGAATTGATTGTAGGAACCCCATTAAGGTTGCCTGGTATCCCAAATGCAGTACAAAGCCTTGTAGTAAAGCATAAATCTGGTAAGAATTCTAAACTTATGTTTAAATCGTATGAGCAGGGCAAACAGCAATGGATGGGTAAAGCAGTTGATGTCGTGTGGCTAGATGAGGAACCTCCACAAGATATATACTCTCAGGCACTTCGTGCATCTTTGAAATCTGGTGGATTGGTATATATGACATTTACGCCAGAAACAGGGATGACTCCAGTAGTTACACAGTTTATGACAAAGCTAGGTAGCTCACAGGCACTCTTTGCTGCAACATGGGATGATGCTCCTCATTTGAATGATGAAATTAAAGAAGAGATACTGAGGGCATTACCGCCTCATGAACGAGAAATGCGGTCTAAGGGTATTCCTATATTTGGTTCTGGTATGGTCTTCCCTAATATAGAAGAACAAATACAATGTGAGCCATTTGCTATACCAGAATACTGGCCTAAAGTGTGTGCCATAGATTTTGGTTGGGATCACCCAACTGCTGCTGTTTGGCTTGCATGGGATCGGGATACAGATACAGTATATGTCTATGACTGTTACAGACAATCTGCACAAACGCCTGTTGTCCATTCTGCTGCTATACGTGAAAGAGGGAAATGGATTCCTGTCGTATGGCCTCATGATGGTAGTCAGCATGATAAAGGTTCAGGTCAATCTCTTGCTGACATTTATCGTAAACAAGGACTGAATATGATGCATCAGCATTTTACAAATCCGAAAGGAGATATTGCTATTGAACCTGGCATAATGGAAATGTTACAAAGAATGGAAACAGGCCGTTTTAAAGTATTTAACTATTTAAGAGATTGGTATGAAGAAGTAAGAATGTATCATCGTAAGGATGGTAAAATTGTAGCAAATATGGATGACTTAATGAGTGCAACAAGGTATGCAGTTCAGTCATTAAGATTTGCTGCTTTAGATAAATCTGATAAAAAACGTAAACGCAAAGCAATTGGGGCAGCACCAGGTGAGTGGAATTATTTTCCAGTTGAAAAACGTGTATATGCATAAGGAGGAATATGAAATTTAGTTTAGGCGGTTCATTAGGTAAAGCGTTTAAGGGATTCAGCGGTAAATTTAATAAAAGTGAAAGTTTTCTAGGGAAATGGGGTCGTGGGTTAACTCATGGATTAGGCCAAATGAGAGACGATCTTACTAAAGCAGGGGGAGGAACAATTGGTGAGCAGCTGTTGCATAGGCCGTTGCGTGAGGGTGAACTTCAAACAGATTGGAATAAAGGACTTAAAAATCTGGATAGGTCTATAATGGGCTGGTCTAGGCAACTATCACCATTATGGGAAGGTGGCTTAAGTGGTACAGGAGGCTCATTACATCAAGACTTACTACCATGGATGGAAGACACAGGAATGAAGGCCTCTCATATCTTACATGGAACAAAATATTTTGCAGATAAAGGTGGTGGAGGAGGAGGATCTTCTGCCACAGTATCAGCTGATACCGAAGATCCAAGTTTAATTAATCAAGGAAACTGGAAAGCTCCAGGATCAATAGATTCTTTATTGAGGCGAGAAAATATGTTGAATCGTGGAGGATTAGCAACCGATTTAACTAAAACTAAACGTGGGCGACAAAATGTTGCTGACATTGCATAAGAGGAACTTATGAGGATATACACAGAGGTAGTTTACACCTGGGATAATGATAAAGGTGAGTTAGTTCAAGAATCTTCTAAATCCTTTGACTATGAAGGTGAAGTTAGCCAATGTCATAGAAAAACTACATTCGGAATTCCAACTGCCCATTCACATGATCCAATAACAGAGGCAGCTTCGGATGTTTACGGTGATATAGAAGATGCAGCAACGGATTTAGGTGAGACTGCTGTAGATGCAGGACAAAATCTGTGGGATGATGCAGGACAATGGGTAGGTGATCTCTATGATGACGCAGGTATGTTCATAGGAGAAATGGGACAAGGTGATTGGAGTGGCTGGACAGAATTCGGACAAACAATGGCAGAAATGCAGGGTTTTGCAGATCCAACTCAATTGCCAGACTGGTTAAGAGAAATGTGGCTAGGTGGAAGTGATTTATTTTATGAAGGACAAGAAAAAATACAAGAAGAAGTAGTAGATCCAATAGTTGAAGAGGTAATAGATCCAATAGTTGAAGAAGTAGTAGAGCCAGTAGCAGATGTAGTTAGTGATGTTGTAACTGATCCTGTTGGAACTACGACTGATGCACTCGATGAAGGTAGTAGTATTGTAACTGGCGCAGTTGATGATGCAGTGACAACAGTTGAGGAAGTTGTAAGCGATACTGGAGATACATTAGGTGTTGACGAAGCAGTATCAACAGTTATGGATACTGGACAAGATATTGGTGAGTCTGCTTTAGAGACAGCAACATCCCTCGGAGATGAACTTAGTCAAGGAGGACAGACTGTAACAGAGAATGTAGAAGGTGTTTTAGCTGATAACAACCAGCCTCTTGCAGATGCAGAAACAAAGATTAATGAAAACATAGCAGATATAAATACAGATATTGAGACTGGTATTGATGAAAATACTGATACCTTGAATGATATGGAAGATACATTCAATTACAATGTGGATCAGGGTAATGCACTTTTAGATAATACCGTTTCAATTATTAATGATGTGAGTTCAGGAATAAATAAACATGTGTTAGATCCACTATTAAATATAGCTAATGAAAATTCTCTCATTACGAATCCAACTGGATGGTATGAAAATGCATTTCATAATTGGAGCGTAAAATCTGTAAAAGATTTACCTGGTGGCGGTGGTGAATTCGATCAAGGTCTGATTGAAGATTACGCAGACATTGTAGGAGGTATTATGGGCGGAGCATTAGACGATTTTACAACTGCAGGGGGAAATGCAATGGATATGTGGCCTAGTGATGGTGGAGCAAGTGATCGCTTGAGGAATAGAAGATACATGACTAATGCTGGAGATCCATTTGGTAATCCAAGTGAAACACGACGTTTAATAAATAAACAAAGAGACTTTAGAGATGCACCAAGCATGATTAACGCAGGAGTATAACTATGGCACAATATGGCGAAAAAGATCCTTTAGGTACAAGGATAGATAAGCACTATGAGCATTTAAAAGGTAAACGTAGTACCTGGGAGCGTCATTGGCAAGAACTTGCTGAATATGTGCTGCCTCATCGCTCTGATTTTACTTCAAAACGCTCACTTGGTGAAGAAAGACTTGAGATGGCGTTTGAAGGCACAGCAATGAGAGCATTGAAACGCTTTGCATCACAGATACACAATGTCTTTACTCCTATGGGTGCTGAATGGTTCAAACTTACAACTGGAATTATTGCAGTTGATAAACAAAGGGATGTCCAACTATGGTTAGAGGAGGCTACAAAAATTGTTAAACATCACATATCACGTCCATCATCTAATTTCCACTCTGCGATCTATCAGTATTACCTTGAAGCAGGAGCTTTTGGGACTGGTATCGTCTTTGTTGAAGACATTCCTGGTATTGGGCCTCGTTATCGGAACTTTCCTCTTTCTGATTGTGTATTGGCTGCTGGTGGAGAAATGGAAATTGACACCATCTACAGATTATACAAACAAACTGCGAAAGATTTAGTAAGTCGCTATCCTCCTGAATCGTTACCTGAAGATATTCTTAAAAAAGGTATCGGTGATAAAATGCTGGAAGAAGAAGATGTTGTTCATTTAGTTACACCAGCATGGACTCTTATGGAATTTTTACCTGAAAAATGGGATAAACCATTTGTATCAATAACCTATCTAAAAGACAAAAAGAAGGTTATACAGATTGGAGCCTATGATGAAATGCCGTATATTTGTGCTAGATGGGAAAGATCAGATAGAGAGATATATGGTAGAGGGCCAGCATGGGAAGTATTACCTGACGTAAGATTAATGAATGAAGTTGAAAAAGTATATCTCAAAGGAGTTCAAAAAGCTATTTCACCGCCAATGTTTGTTCCAGATTCAGGGCTTCTTGATCCACTGGATACTACACCTGATGCAATAAACTATTATAATGTAGGTCTAGGTGGTAAAGATATGATCTTTCCTGCTCCAAATGCAGGACGAGTAGAATATGCGCAACAACTAAGTGCTAAGTTAATAGGTTCAATTAAAGAAGGCTTCTTCTTAGATGTCCTCGAACTACCTGGCCCTACTGCACCTGATGGAGACGTTATGCGTTTCTCTGCAACTGAGGTATCAGTCAGGATGAGACAGAGGATGCCTGTACTTGGGCCTCTTCTTGCTCGTCAAGAGACAGAATTTTTAGATCCGTTAATACGTAGAACAGTTCATATACTAATGCGATCAATGATGTTAGGTAAAATGCCAGATGTCTTACAAGACGTTGGATACAGAATTGAATATATTAATCCAATTTCTATATCGTTACGAAGTGGTGAAGTGAATTCAATGGTACAACTTTTTGAAATGATTATGCCTCTGGCACAAATTGATCAAACCATTCCGATGTATTTTGATACTCATAGAATATTGCAAAATACTGCTGAAGTATTACAAGTACCTCCATCTAATTTACGATCACAAGAAGAAGTGGCTGAAATGGTGCAGAAACAACAAGAACAACAAGCACTACAACAAGAACAACAACAGGCACAATTAGCTTCACAAGTTGATGAGAGACAAGCTAATGCCGAAGCAAAGAGAGCGCAAGCTAGAGCAGCATGAATTTTCCATTCTTAGAACGTAAGCATGAAGATGAGTTATTTAAAGAAGTTTTTAAAGGAGAAGCTGGAAAAGAACTTATTGCTCACTTGTCTAGTGTTTTTCATGTATTTAAAACTACTCAAACACCTGATCCTTATGTCTCCGCTTTCCAAGAAGGTCAGAGATCAGTTGTCATTAAAATAATGGAGATGTTACATCAAGACCTAGATGCGGTTAAGCGCAGACTAGAAACTATGGAACAACAACGTCTTAAAAGGAGACAATAATGGAAGAAATGGCAACAGAAACTACCCCTGAAGAACAGGTAGGACAAGTAGCTTCTGAAGGCACGAATGGAGTAGCATCACAAGAAGCATCTCATTTTGATAGGATGCAATTTGATCCTGCTTCATTACCTGATAACTTGAGAAATGAACCAAGTCTTCAGACATTTACATCTGTAGATAACTTAGCTAAATCCTATGTTAATGCAGTAAAGAAAATTGGTGGAAACCCTGACCATCTTGTGCAAATACCACAAGAAGGAGAATCAAAGGATAATTTCTACAATGCTTTAGGAAGACCTGAAACACCTGAAGGTTACGAATTCGGAGATGATGGGGGTCAATTAGACTTCTATCGGAAGGCTACGCACGAAATCGGTCTATCCAATAAGCAAGCCCAACAAATGCTTCAACTGTATGCTGCAGTGGAAGGTGAGCAAAACAAACAATCTCAAAAAGCCAATGCGGATTTTCATGTTAATAGTCAGATTGAACTCAAAAGAGAGTGGAATGTTGATTATGATAAGAAAATGGATTATGCACAAAGAGTATTTGGGCAATTTGCTTCTCAAGAGTTTAAAGATTTGATGGATACTACTGGTTTAGGTAATCATCCAGAACTTCTTAAGACTTTTTCCAAGATTGGACAAGTGATGGGAGAAGATCAATTAGTAGTCGGTAGCGGAATAGGTGGACAATCTATGAGTCCAGTTGAGGCGAAAGAGGAGATTCAGAGGCTTTATGCAGACAAAGCATTCTCTGCGTCTTACCTGAACAAAGGAGATCCTGGTCACAAACAAGCTACTAATACAATGGAAAAGCTATTTAGTCATGCATATGCAGGACAACGTGGCTGACCAATGCCAACATAAAAGTTAGTTAAAAGATAATCGCAAGACCTTTTATAAATACTTTTGCGACCCGATAGGATAATCGCTAGGCACTATTGAAACCTTTTTTTTAATTCTTTATAGGAAACAATATGCCAAGTTTTAGTGATATAGAAACCAGTTACGTCCAGCGCTATGCGCAGGATGTACAGCATATGTTACAGCAGAAGACCACTAGATTGAGAAATCTTGTGAGCCAGAAACTTGATTGTTCTGGTATAGCAGAATTTATTGATCGCATTG